CAGGTTCGATTCCTGCAGGGGGCATGGAAACTATTGATTTTACTGGGTGTTTGAGGTGTTTCGCTCCAAATTCGCCCCTAAATTTCCGAATATCTCTCTTACTTCTGAGTTGCTTGCTTCTTCCAGTTCTTTTAACTGGTGAGCGTACACCTCAATAGTGATGTTCATATTTTCATGGCCAAGGATTTTTGAAATAGAGAGTAGTTCAATGTGTTTTGAAATTAAGAAGGAAGCGTATGTATGTCTAAGTGAGTGAGCATGGACATTTCTACCAACAATTCTTCTTAATGTCTTATTAACTGCATTGTTTGATATATTAGAGAAAATGCGATTTTCTTTGTTATGGTTCCAATGTTCTTTCTGGTAGCTTTTTAGTAATGTAAGTGTTTCGTCGTCAAGTGGTATCTTTCGGATACTGCTTTTTGTTTTTGTAGAGCTAAAATCAAGATTGGTTTTATAGTTCCATGTTTTATCTACCACAAGGACCTTGTTTTCGTAGTCTACACTATCCCAGGTAAGTCCCAGACATTCAGCGAAACGCATTCCAGTAACTGCTATAAGATAGATCACTGCATAAGATTGTACGTTCATTTTATCCTTCGAAACGGCTATAACTGTTTTGTACTCTTCAACTTCAAGAAACTTGGTTTCTTTTTCTATACCTTTATTTTGAGAAACCGCTTTGGCAAAGGTTGTGAAATCCTTTTGAATGATTTCCTCGTGAACTGCCATAGCTACGCATTGCTTGATATGGATATTTAATCTTTCAACTGTTGCTTGTGAATGTGTTTCAGCAAATGTATTTAAGGCTTGTTGATAGATTGAACTGGTTATATTTTTAAGTTTCGCTCCTGGGAATAGTTTTTCAATGTTGCGACTGGTAACTTGATAAACTTGCCAAGTAACAGGAGAAATATTAGGTTTCTTATGAATGGTAGACCACTGGGTGAAGTAGTCGTAAAGGGTAATGTCATCCGAAACATAAGAGGGAAGAAGTAGTTCTTTCTCTCTTTCGGCAGCAGCTATCTGTGCAGCTTTTTTTGTTGGGAACCCACCTTTCTCAGCCTTTTTGTATTTTCCGTCGTGGGATTTATAAGAAATGCGATATTCCCACTTACCATTCTCTCTTTTTCTATATGATGCCATTTGATTTTCACCTCATTTCTTGATAAAATGGGTATAAGAAAACGACCTTTTGAATGGTTGTTTCTTATAGACGATATCCTCACACTCAAGATTGCCGTCGGAGAGTGTGGGGATTTTTTATTTTGAATTATTCCAATCCGATGCCGACTTTAGCAGTCAATAAATAAGCACCATTTTCTTGTTTGCTGAATGTTAGAGTAACGCTTCGGAGTTTTGTTCCTGCTGAAGAATATGAAACCGTTCTGCTTTCATGGTCATTGACAGTAGTAGTGTTTATATTGTTTGGCTCTCCATGAACGCTAACAATATCGTCGTAGTTAGTTCCGCCAGCTCCATAATTCATGATGTCGCCCATCTGAAGAGCGTCAAACTGTTCTTTTGTCCAGTTAAATTTAGCATCCTCTTCTTTTTGTGATGATTCGATAGAAGAACTTACTGAGCTAACAGTTTCTTCAACGTTTTTAGCAGCGTTATTCAAAGCACGGGCATACATCAATTGCGTAGCGATAACAATAACCATTGACACAACTGCTAACACTGTCCCAATGATAGCCAACATTTTTGGTCTTTTTCTGTTAATAGCTAGACCTATCAAGCCCAATATAAGCGCTAAGATAGCAATAATAAAAGATAGATTGTTAATAATAGGCATCCAAGACCCAAATAGAGCAATCGCTCCAAAAATAATAGCCAAAATACCTAAAACTTTGCGTTCTTCATTCATAATGAAACCTCTCTCAGCTTTTAATGTGGATCAGTTATTGCACATTTTTTATTTCCATTTTTCGCAACTAGTTCCAATTTGGAAACAGTTGCTTTTTGCTATTGTTCGTTGGAAATTAGTATAAATCTAACCCAAGAACCTCTTTTATCTTGTCGAGTAGTTTTTTATGGTCGTCTATATCTAGTTTGTAAGCTGGTTTATAGACTTTATCAAACAACTCTTTTCCTGTTGCATCTAGCATTACTTGTCCATCACTATCAATCTTTTTCTTTGTTTTATAGACGATTTTCCGTTTGTCTATTTCTTGGATTTTTCGGACATAAGCATAGGCTTTTGGCTTGGAAGGAGTGTTTTGATATTTATTATTTTCAATTGTGATACCACCACGATATTTCTTTCCTGATTTTTTACCAGTTAAAGGTGCTACTAGTAGTGTTCCATCGGCTTTGTCAGGAGTTGTTAAGATGATAGCGTAGTGTTTTCCGTAAAATTCATTCCCACCTTTTTGTGGGAAGTTGATTAGATAAACTTCGCCTTGTTGAAATTTCATATAATGCTCCAGATAATAAAATAAGGTGTACCTCTTAGAAGTACACCAGACCGTTTTGTCCTTGACGAACAAGGCTTTATAAATAAATATCGTATCCTTGACGAACAAGGCTTTTGACATTATTAGTGTACTTCTTTTTTTTTATTTTGTCAAGTAGTTGTTTCCAAAATGGAAACAGTTGATTTTTACTATTGTTCGTTGTAAAATAGTGGTGAAAGGTGGTGCGATAATATGTTTTCTTTTTTTACTCACATCAATCAACAGCGTCAAAAGATGGAGCAATCTAAAAAAGAAATGGAATTGCGCCACAATGAATTTGCTGATAGAGTCCGCATGGATATTAAAACAGGTGAGGAAGAACTCGATTTAAAAAGAGAGTGTTTTAATCAACGCTACGGTCATCTATTTAGTCCTCGAAATAAATAGCAATAGGTCTTACTAGGTGGTCAGCCTTGTCTATCATCCCAAAAGAACCGAGTATAATATTTAAAATAGTTGTTGGAGCGTATTTTAACATCAAGTTACTATCTTCCATATGTGAGAAGTCGCTAGGTACTTGTTCGTCAAAAGTTGATGAGCAGATACCTAGCATTTTTATTTTTCTCTTTCCGAGTTGCATAAAACTCAGTTGAACACTTTGAACTCTAAGAAATTCAAGAGGAAGTATACTGAATGTATTGCTGATTTTGATTAGATTTGTTTCAGGTAATAATTTTTTTAGGTATACCGACATATGTTTGATCATTTCAAAAACATCCCAACCGTTTGTCGATAGTGCTTGTTGAATTTCTTTAGCTCTAGGTAGATATTTGTCTCTCCCTTTAATTTTTCCATATTCAGATTTCAGCGATTTGAATTCGTCATAACCAGGGAGCAGGAAACTTATTTCTTCTAAATCACTTGTTTCAGCTAATTGTTCAAAATTAAACGCCGTCAACTCTCCAGATACAGAAATTAAGTCACCATCTTGGTAATCGCTATGTTTTATAAGATTTTTCGCCTCAAGACCAGTGATAAGCAAATCTAATGAATAATCATCAAGAGCAGTTTCTACTAGATTTTTATTTGACTTAGAAAATACAAAGTTGTAACTATCAACATTAGTATTAGAATAGCTTCCTGCTGCTTTTAATAGAGCAGAGAGGCCAACGTCACTGGATGTAGTTGTTTGCTCTGTACTTCCTTCAGTTCTAGCGTCGCTTTCTCCATCTTCATTCACTAATTTTGTTATCAGACCTGAGTTTTGCTGAGCCAACAATGAGTTGACAAGTTTGGTATCTAAATAAATTATTTCTTTCATTATTTTCACCTTCTTATTTCTCTCTATACACACTGACGACTTTCCCAATAGTTCGGATATCGTTGCTTTCATCTAGGTGTATATCCTCATAATCAGGATTCAAGCTTTCCAGATATCCCTGACGTAGTTTCTTGACATAGTTGGCGCCGTCTACTTGGAAGATACCGATGGTATTAAAATCAACCTGTGGGGTATTCTTGATAAATAGGTAGTCACCGTTTTTTATCTTTGGCTCCATGGAGTTGCCGACGACATAAGCGATAGCGTCGTAGTCGTCTGGGATTTCATCTTCATAGAACGAAACCTCCATATCTAAATCATCGTCCTGCATCGAACCACTACCAGCTGAGACAACCCCAGTAACACGTCGGTAAGCAGTCTGTCTGTAGTCGTCCAGTCTGATGATATTTTCCGATACTTCGTTTACCTTCGTTTCTTCTTCGTTTTTCTGCTCGTTCAGTTGCCTCTCGGCATAGGTCAGGACTTTGCCCTGTCTAGGCGGTACTAGTTGGTCGTAGATGGATTGGATGGGGGAAGTGGTAGGTGGTGGTGCAGGGCTGACTTCGATAGCAGAATCTTCACTTAAAAATCTTGGGTCTAAAGTCGATTTTAATACTCCAAAATAATCAGCTATCTTTTGTACGTTTCCGGGAATAGGCAAAGAAGTTCCTTTCACATAGCCCGTCAAAGTGCTAGCAGGTATACCTGTCGCTTTGGACAATTCAACTTGCTTACAATTCCTATCCGACAAAATCGCATTAAGATTTGCGGAAAAGACTTTCATATCCTCTTTATCTTGAGGAGTTAACTTTCCTCGTCCTCTGGCCATTCTTTTTCTCCTTTTGTCTTTTACTATATAATAACGCTTATTTTCGTATTTGTAAATAAAAAATTCGAAAAAAATACGAAAAAATTCTAAAAAAGTATTGACATACGATTTAATTCGTAGTATAATTAAATCAAGCTTAAGGAAAAGGAGGTAAGGCAAATGATGGAACACATCATAAAAAGCCTAGCAACCAAGGACACTGCAACCGTCATCTTGGCACTAGGCTTAGTCAGAGAAGCACGTCTTTGGCATAAGCAGTACTTAGCTTACAAGCTCAAAGACAAAGAGCTTAAGAAAAAGTAGAGAAAGGGGCAGAAGCCCCAACCTCTACTTGATAGTGTACCATCATTTGCCGTGAAAAGCAATGGATGAAAATGTTGGCTTGATAATCCTAGCAGGATTTATGATTGTATCTTTTACTATTCGTCAGATAGTGAAGTACCGATGTGATAAAAAAGATAAGGAGTAGGGGAATGAACGAACTAGAAAGAACAGCCCTCAACGAGATATTGAGGACTGTAACATATATTGCTGAGAAGGTGGATGAATTGAATATTAAGGTTTCTCAATTGGAAGAAGTGAAAGACAATGCTTCATCAGCGTCATAATCAGCTGCGATAAATTGAGCCGCCGAGAGAATGAACTTCTTTAAATCATCGATATCTTTACTATCGTGTCTGCGGACATAATGAGTCTCATCATTACCTATCCAGGCAACAGATTTTGCCAAGGCTTGAATTTTTGGAAAATCGTTTAAGTATGTAGAAATTACTTGCCCAAGCATAATTGATTTGATTTTTTCTTCATCGGCTGGTTTTTTGGAAATTGCGTAGTCCTTTATCAGGAATTCGGCTGCTTTGCGATAGCCGACGCCAGCAATCTGATCCAACAATTCTTTTTCAGCGATTGCTGATTGAGTATATATTTTTACAAAATCAGGAGAAATCTTTTCAATGTTTTCAGGGAGATTAACTTTTATTTTAGGACGATAAAAATAATTAATCGTTGAAGCGAGCTCATATCCATTGTTAATGTATTCTATTACAAAATACTTTTGACAATCTTCATAAGCACATCTAAAAATAACAGAGAATCTTCCTCGTTCTACAATTGCCGAGTTTTCGGAACTCGAGCTTTGTCCTACGTGTTGTGGAGCCACAGTTCTACCGCAGTGGGGGCAAGTGGAAGGGGTGTCAATCGGAACATAGTATTTTCCATCTCTAAAATTAATAGGCACATCGATTTTCATAATATTTCTCCAATCGTTTTATTTTGATTATACCACATTTGAAAGGTGGTTAGAATTGTAAGATAAAATCATTGAACTTGCTGA